TGGTGGTAGCAACCTGTGCCCACGAGTCAGTGTGTTTTGGCTCCAAGACACAAGGACAGGTAAGTCGGTCGCCTTTGAAACAATCCAAAAGGTCTGTAACGACATCGGTGTGGAAGCCATTGACTACAGCACCGGGACAGATGCCGCCCTCGTCGGCTCATTTGTGACCGAGGAACAGGGCGCTCCCCCGGTTCAGCGAAACGGTGTGCTCGCAGGACGGAAAGCCATGAACTTTGATGAGGGCTCCATCCTCCTCAAACCAAACCAGCACTCCGAAGGGACTGTGTTGTTCTTACAGTCCGCTCTCAACTCGGCAGGCACAGGTCGTAACATTCTCACCAAGCACCTTCGTGATGGAACCATCACCATCAAGTCCGAGGTATCACTGTGGATTACCACTTTCCCTCCAAAGGGTATCAAGGAGCATGTTCTTGACAAGGGTATTTTCCAGCGTGTCCTGCTCTACTGGAGAGATTGGACCATTGAGATGAAAAAGGATGTCGCCTATCAATTAGCGGCAAGTGTTCACAAGCGAACGAAACACGAGATTTCCTACAAAGAAATCACTGACTTCTTTGAGAATCTACAACGGGAATTGAAATCACGAGTCTGCCATTTGGTCGGCATCACAGCCCTGCAATGGGATGAGGCCGACGACGACAGTCAAGAAGACTGGGCTATGGAAGTCATGGACGAGATGTTCCACATTGATGATTCGTATGTCCCCGCCCTCATCAGTGCGATTGACGAATACTACTCACTGGTGGAGCAAATGGACCCCCACAAGCAAGGCGTCTGTGCTTCGTTCATCATGGGGCTGCAAAACTACACCAACATCATCGCTCATCACATGGCCATGCTTGAAGGCACATGGGTGGTCCGAGGTGACCACATTGATATGGCCAAAGAGATTCTGTACGATTTGTATCACAACTTGATTCACTGGCTTGAGGCCGAGGTCAAGGTCGGTATGGGTGCTAAAGAAGCCAAGAACATGGAGATTGGTTGGAAGAAGGCTTACTTTGCCTGCGAGAAGGTGGACTTTGATGACTCCCGTGGGGACGGCTGGGTGGCTAAGTCGGCCATGTATTCTACTTACGGCAAGCAACAAAATCTCAGTAGCAACAATTCCATCAATAAGCGTTACAATCAACACGGTGCGAAAATGTTTGAAGAAACCACCGACGGAAGCGGCGTCAAGAAATACGCCCGACTACGCAAGGATTACCGTCAAACGAAGGTGGACGATGATGCATGAGTGCGTGGTGTGTAAGGTCCCCGAAGACAGGGACACTCTCTATGGCATCGGCGACCGTAGAGGAAAACTCGTGTGCATCTGCGAGTCCTGTTCAATTGAGATGAGAAAGGTCATAAAGAGCATCATGGAGGTATTTGCATGAGCGATGTAATGGCCATTGACATTGAGACTGAGAACTTCTCCCACGAAATCGGAGGCTGGGGCAACACCCACATGTTTTCTCCAACAGTCGTAGCCACATGGACTGGCGATGGTGGCACAGTCTACTGCAACAAATCACAAGCGGGTGAGTTCCTGCCCGAAGGAGTCAAACTCAAAGCCTTGTCACCCGAAGTGCTTGGTCGGGACATTGAGGAACATATCGCCAAAGGAGGCAGGGTCGTGGGGCACAACATCATCGGCTTTGACTTACCTGTATTGAGGGACAGCCTTGACTGTTGGACGGCCGGCGACCTTCTTGGCAAAGCCTCCGAGACACTCATTGACACCTCTGCTAAACTACGGTCTGTTTCTAAATCAGCCATCCCGCTCTCCGACGCTTGTATTCACACCCTTGGCATGGACAAATCCATGAAAAGTCACGACGCTCCGCTTGAATGGCGGAAAGGCAATTATGGCAAAGTAGCCGAATACTGCCTCAAAGACGCTCAACTCTCGTATGACCTGTGGAAGTTTGGTAACACAGAAGGCTTCGTCAAAGCACGATGCCGAGAAACCGGCTCCATCAAAGAGTACGAAGTTGAATGGTAGGAGAGGAACCTATGACAAATGAAAAGAAGCAAACAGCACAAAGCATGAACATCCGAGCAGCAAAAGCCATTGCCGATACAGTGCGGTCCACCTTGGGCCCGGCCGGCATGGACAAAATGATGGTGGACGGTGGCGGTAATGTCATCGTTACCAACGACGGAGCCACTATCCTGCAACAACTTGACATCAGTCACCCCGGTGCAAAAATGATTGTAGAAGCAGCCAATACTCAAGAGAGCATGTGCTACGACGGCACGACAACGACCACGATTTTGGCTGGCTCCTTGCTTGCCAACACAGAAGGCCTGTTCAACAAAGGTCTGCACCCGAATGTGGTGTGCCGTGGTTACAGGCAGGCTGCACAGTGGGCAGTAGAGGCCATCACCGAGACGGCACAAGGCAGCAGCAAAGACTTGCTCAATGTGGCTAAGACGGCTATCACGGGCAAGTCATTAGAAAGTAGCATGGACCATGTGTCCGGACTGTGCGTGGACGCAGTGGAGCAGGCCAACGGTGACATCAAGCGCATCAATGTGGTATGCCAGCCCGGGGCTTCGTTAGAGGATTCATACTGCTTCAACGGAGTCGTGCTCAACACGACCTTTATGATGCCGAGCATGAGCAAGACTCCTGCAAAAAACATCATCCTACTCAACACAGGGCTGTCATCAAAGAAAGACGACAATGTCCAAGTCAATGTGCAGAATGTTGGCGACTTCAAGAACTACCAGCAATACACCACCAAGGATGTGTGGGAGGCAAAAGTAGACGCCCTTTGCGAACTCCTTCCCGAAGGAGGAGCGGTGTTCTGCCGAGACAGCGTGAACGAACTCGTGGCGGCTCTTCTATCCAAGAAGGGTATCAGTGTCGCACATCGTGTCCCACCTACCACCCTTGATGCTATGTCAGCACTGCTTGACACACCCATCGCTCACACCGTAGAGGATATCAGCAAAGCAGCACAGCCGGCTGAATTAGAACAGCGCACGATTGGTGACATGGACTACATCGTCGTGGCCGGCGAAGGCAATGTTACGACACTTGTCCTGCGAGGAGCCACCCGACAGACCCTTGACGAAACCGAGCGTGGCTTTGACGACGCTATCGGCGTGGTCTGCTTGGCCTACAACAGTGACCAAATCGTGACGGGCGGTGGCTCGTCCTACATCCACGCTGCGCTTGCTCTTCGCAACCGTGCGGCTGAGATTGGTGGCCGGGCACAAATGGCCATTGAAGCCTTTGCAGACGCCTTAGAAGCGATTCCTGCGACCATCGCTGAGAACGCTGGCTTTGACCCACTGGACACAGTGCTGGCTCTACGCAGCGCCCATCTCCTTGGCAAGAAGGACTTCGGTCCGAATATTGAGGAAGGCGGCGTCTGCTCTATGATTGGGCTGAATGTGTACGAACCATTGGCTTTGGTGAAGCAGGCGATTCAGTCAGCAAGCGAAGTCAGCATCAGCATCCTGCGCATTGATGACATCATCGGAAAGCGTTCCGAAGAGTGATTTGCTCAGCGATGCGAGAGGCAGCCTTGAGGGCTTCTTCATCCACACCTGTGGTGAAGCCCCAAGCGTGCAGGTGGGACACCAGCGTTTCGGTTGACAGGTTAGCCCCGCTGTTGTCAGCGAACGGGCAGCCACCAAGGCCTCCGATGCTTGAGTCAATCTCGTAGATGCCGTTCATCAGTGCGGCCCGAACCAACTCAAGTGCACGGCCCTCTTCGCCAGTGTGGTGAAGGTGCAGCGCTGCTCGCACACCCTCGTTCTTGGCTAACTCAGCCAGTTCAGCGACCTCCTTACGAGTTCCCACCCCGACTGTGTCAGCAAAGACGATAGTGCTTCCGAACATTTTGGCATCACGGATACAAGAAAGAAGCGTAGTCATACGAGGCGTACCGCTGTAAGGTGAGCCGAAGGCCATGCTGATGTAAACACGGACATTCTCCTTGGGCACCTTGTCCATGAAGGTCTTGTACATCAGCACAATTTCACTGCGAGTCTTGCCCATGTTTTTCATATTGAAGTCCTCGCACGGCGAGAACACGATGTTGAACTTCTCAACACCAGTCGCCACAGCACGCTCGTAACCACGCTTGTTCATGACCAACGCACTGCCACGGTCAAAGACCTCTTCGGCATCAGCCATTTGTGGCACAAGGCGGGGGTGGGCAAAACTCACTTCCTCTATAGACTGCAAGCCTGCGTCGTATAGGCTTGCGATTAGTTGTCGCTTGGTCGCTGTTTCAACAGGCTGTTTCAGTGCTTGGAGTCCATCACGAGGGCCGACCTCGTAGATGGAGATGTTCACTGGATTCCCCTCCGCATACCGTTGAAACAGGCTTGGTGAAAAGCCTCCTCATCCTCAATGTAAATCATGGTGTCCGTGGGGTCGGGCGTTGCCAACCAAATAGTCACAAAGCCTGCAATAAATGAGAGGATGAAGAGGGTCGTCAGCAGCATGTACAGACCGAGCGCGGTGTAGAAATTAAATTTGTCGGCCCAAGTTGTGATTGAGAAGCATTTTTGACAGTGCTCCGTACTTCTTCGCCTTCAATCTCAAGGCTGATTTTTTAAGCGAGTTCTTTTTTCCTACAGGTCCCATGTCCCCGTGCTTGCGCATGTAGCCACAGGTAGGGCATTCGTGAATAACTACCTGTTTCCCTTTGAGGTAGCGGGCTGAAATGGTGAGGGGTAGGGCTGTGGTCTTACAGAACTCACAGGTGTAGGTCAAAGCGTCAATCAGCGCACCCATCAACTCACCACATGGAGGTCTAACTTTGCCCATGCTGCACCTGTGTAGACGAACTTTCCATAATTAGTAGCGGCTACATTGACATTGATACCCGACGCATCAAAGTTCAAGTTGTGAGCACCGGATGGATGGTAAACCTCAATGATATGCCCGTGAGGGAATGTACCCGATGGGTTGAGATTGACGGCTGCTCCAGTTGTGACTATCCAAATGTTCGGCCCGTCAAAGGTGAAGGTTTGATTGGCCGATGTTGTCAGCACTTTGACTTCATTTGGGGCCAGTCGCCATGTGCCACGGGCAGGACTTCCCCCTATGTCACGCTGTGCGCTGTAAAGGAGCACGCTGTGGCCGTCCGGACTATGCGTCTGCCACATGCCCCCGAACGGAGAAGTAGTAAATCCGCCACCCGAAGGCGAAGCGAAAATTGAATCAATCGTCTTTTGATTGGTATTGTCAATAGCGTTTGTGTTAGTGACTGAGCCGGCTGCACCTGCCGTAAGGTGGTTGAAGTAGACTGGGTTAGGACGAATGAATGTGCGTTTGTCGTGTACAGTTGGCGTATTGAGCGAGGCTGTTAGCGCCCCTCCTGCTGACACCGTATAATGGAGGATAGCAAGTACAGTGGCCTGCTGATTGTTGGCTGGACCGGGTGCTGACAGGAAGGTGCTCGGCACTTGTGGCGTCTCTGTGGCCGGGTCAGCAAGCGTACCGAACTCGTACATGATGTTGTCATTCGCTCCCATGGCGGCAACATAGATGACGACATACGCTTCTTTGTTGACTGACGCATGCGGCGTTGGAAGAGTTCCGACCTTGTTCGTGCTTGTCCCAATAACTGTGGCGCTATGTGTGCCGCCCACACCTCCACCAAACGGGTAGATTACGCCATCAAGAACAGCGTAACCACCCGACACGGTGATGGTGCCGCCGGAACCAACTGCTACATGCCCTTCCGTAGAGGACCCAGTAGCGTTCCGAGTGCCTCCGTATGCTCCATCAGCCACGCGAAGAATACCGTTACCATGTAAGCCCTCGTAAGGATTGGTCAGCGAGGGACTGGTCAACCCGTCGCCGTCTCGTAGTCCACTGCCACCAGTGAAGCCTTGTGCAGCGGTGTGTCCGGAGAGTGGATTAGACATTTCAGTTCACCTCTACAATCGCTGCGAAGCGTAATTCGTTATTTTGCGTTTTGGTCACGGCTCGGTGAGTGTAGCGGAAAAGTACAGTTGTGTCCGTAGCGTCGGCTGGATTTTGATATTGTACACAGATTTCCTTCAACGGAACTGTAAAGGTGGACGACAGCGGTACAACTGCCTCAACCAATAATGAGTGGTCGTCAATGATGCGCACTGTGGGCGTCGCCACGAAAGCAGGTCTTCCTGCGCCCCCGTCTTCACTGGTGGCCAGTGTCCCATCAAATCCAAAGACCACTTGGTTGATGCGGTCTTTCAGTGTGTCAATCAAAAATCGGTTTCCTTCTGTCAGTAATGGCATATCATCCTCTCCAAATGGTTATCGGTCGGCGCTTTGGATTCTGTATTTTTAGTAGATTGGCTTGCTCAGTCTTCGGGCGGGTGGCTTTTCCACCGATGATGCTACGGTCCCCTTGACCAATGATGTAGCCTTGTTGCCGAACCGTTGCGGCAGTGAGATGCCACCGTGTGCTGACTTGATAGCGAGCACTGGTTCCAAACTCAATCGTCTCCGTCTGTCGGCTCTTCTCTTCACTGGCCTCACTGAGTTCAACGATGTCATTCTGCTGGAAGCGCTGTAGCAAATCAGCGATACCTGTGTCCATGGATGTGACACGGAGGTCAGTTTTCTTTTGGATGAGGTGGTGGGTGGCCGTCAAGACATTGAAATTGTCGTTGTCAGTCTGCGTTTGATAGCGAATAGACTCACCCGGCTGAACAGTCGTGGCTCGCACAACCTCGTGCAAGGTTGTAGCACCCTTTGCCCGGTTGGCGGCTGCCAAAAACTTACGACCAATGGCCCTTGCACTCGCCTTTGATACAGCCGTGGGAGCGTTAATGCCGCCGGGCACCTCAATAATCCCAGTTTCCTGTGCACCAAAGTCATCAATCGTGACAGTGTTGTTGTCGTTCAGCGCCCTCGCTTTCCCACGAACTACAAGGCGGTTTGGCAGGTGGTCAGTCTCGCTTTCCGTCTTGCCACCAGTCACGGCTACATTGCTGAGGTAATGCGAGCGGTTGGACTGGAGTTGATGCTGGTAGAACAAGTTGCCAAACCGGTCAGTGATAAGACGGTGCCCATCATGCCGACTCAAGAAACGCATAGCGCTGACGCCATCTATACCGTTGAAGTCTTTGGCCACGAAGGTGGTACTACCACGCTTCCTGCTTACATTGACAGAGTTGAGGGAAGAGGACTGGCTGTCACCAAGGCGTGCAGCAAGGTCGCTTGTGCGCAGACCTACATTGACCGGCTGTGTGATTTGCACGGTTTCCGTATTCATTCCAATGTCCGTCAACGCCCGACCTTTGAGGTTGGGGACCATAAGTCGTGAGCCCTTGGTGGCAGCCACTACTTGGTCAACGACGAGGTTTTCTTTCGTGTTGGAATCACTGGTTACCATGGCCGGCTTCGTCGCACCACTGGACAGTTTGCCGCCTTGGTGAAACACAACACCCTCATACCGCATGTGCTCAGTCGGCGTGTGCACCAAGTCAATAGAGTCGTCCTGCTCAGTCAGCGTGTAGGTGCGCTGATGAGTAGGTTGAAAGTCACTTTGCTTTGGCTTGGCCACACTGCGCTTGGACGAAGTCTGTGTGTAGATACCATGGCGCACAGCGTTGTCCACAAACTTAGGCTTGCGGATGCGCTTCATGACCGTAGGTTGGGCTGCATCACTGCGCCCGGTGTTGGTGTTCTTTGCGACCGCCATGTTATCACTCCGTGCTGTGGTCACCCGTGTTGAAGTTCGTATCGCCGTCTGCGCCCTTGGGGTGCAATGATTGACTGTAGCGAGGCTCCACCGAAAAGTCTTCCTTTCGTGCAGCGTCGCTACGGAAATGTTCCAAGGTGTTCTCACTCATGACAATGCGGGCCACTGGATTGGTAATGTCAGTCTTGTCGTAGCCCGTTACATCTACGCCCAAAATTTTGGGTCCGTTGCTGTCCGAAGCAGTGACGCTCGTGTTGGGAGCGATGCTGTAGACCGGTGAATACGGTGGACTGCTGGGCGTACCTGTGCGTGCAGACGGAGCATCGCTGGTGTAGATACCGTACTTACCGCCGCCAGTAGCGAGGTAGAAGTTGCTGCCGTCTTGAGGGCTGCCCGTCTTGAGCATACGCTTACCACGGAACAACTGGACATGGTGCTTGTCCAGCGTGCGCACAGGGCGCACAAGGAACTCAATGCGACTGTCGGAGACATTGGTTTTGCCGTCAGTCGGGTCGTGGTTGGCGTCTTGATACGGATTGGATGTAGAAGCGGTGTTGGCCTTGCCCCAGCCCTCGTCGGAAAGTGCACCTTGTCGCACTGACCAATCCATGATGTATGTGCCACCAAGACTCCACATGCTGTGAGCATCCGAGATTTTCAAAATACCCTTGACTGGCTGGGCTGACCAACTGAGGGCTGTCATGTCCAAATGTCCGAGAGCCTGTGAGCCAACATCCTTTGCACCACGCAATGTTGTTCGCTGACCGACGCTTCGGTTGCTATGTAGACTGTGTGCCTCAGTTGACATGATGATGTATTCTTGACTTTCACCATCGTTGAGTTCGCTCATCGTGTCCACATCAAGGCCGATACGCACACCATCTGCACCTACAGGGTCAGTCATATCCGTGTTGGCACTGACTGTTTCAATGCTCTCACTGACCATAGCCTCGGGTTTGAGTAGGCCTTCTTCACTGTCCAGTTCCAACCTTGCGCTGATACCTCGTTCAATCTCCTCCGGCTGGAGCACATCATTGCGTGGACGGTTGAGTCCCTTGCCGATAGTCGGCTCGCTCGTTGGTTGCGAAAGAACGAGCCCTGTTGGTTCAATTGATTCGGACACATCCATCAGTAGACTTTCGTTAAAGTGCGTAGGCCAGCGCACACCACGACCATCTCCACGGTCACCAACGCGCATAGATTCGGCTGGGTTGAACCAATCCACCGTACCCATGTTTGTAGCGTCGTTGTTGACCGTGTTGCTGTTCCCGCTTTGACGGTCGTCGTAGGATGCGAACAAATCACGGTTGGCAGGCCGTTCATCACGGCCGCCGTCTGTATATGCGTTCTCCGGGTCCCATGCAGGACTGATACCAAAGCCACGGACAGGGAACCGGCGCACATCCTCGCCACGAGTGTTGCCCCACCAATCCACGAGATAGTAGCGATGGGCATTAGCCAACTCGTAAATCTCCTTGCCAGCAGCATCTCCTGCGTACATTTTCCGGACAGTAGATGGATTGCGCAGAACACGGACAGGGCAGCCGAACGGCTTTGTCATTCGGCGACCATCGCTGTAGCGGACCTGTCGCCCAAGTTGGTCTTCATTGAACAGCGCACTGATTTGCGTCAACCGCTCAAGAATACCTGTGTAGGAGGCTGGGTAATCTGTACCAGCCTTCCAACCATCCGTCTTGCTGTCCTGCTGCACAAACGGTCCGTGGTAGTAGCCAAGTAGTGCATTGCTGTTAGCGACCTCCAAGTAGCCACGCACATACGGGGACCAGCGAGGCCGGTTCATTGGCTGGCGTACCGCCATGCGATAGCCGAAACAATAGTTGCGTGCATTATCCGAATCGCTGGTCATCTGTGCATAAGTACGCTCTTCCACACCACTGTTGTCACGGAAGCCTACACAATCAACTCCATACAACTTGCCGCCCCAGCCAATCAGTGCCTCAAGGAATCCGTCAAGCCGACTGGAGCCAGCGCCACCACGAGAGCCGCCGGGCCAATAACCAGCGAAGTTGAACTTGTCCGAACCAATTGTACCACCTTGGTGCGAAAGTGCCGATACGGAGTCCAGTGCACTTGCAGAGAAAGAAGCACCTGTGCCACCAGTAGTCGTAGTCGTAGCGATGGAAAACTCAATCACAGGGAAAGTGTTCGTACGACTGCCCCCATCGCCTGTCACTGTTGCCGGCAATGGCGTGCCAGTAACAGCAGAAGTATCAGTCATACCCCACAAAGAAATCACATACAACTTGGTACCATCATCGTTCCAAGAAATACCACTAACCCAAGGGGTTGTTCCAGTATTGCCACTTGGCCTCCAAGGGGACACACCTTCTGCGCCGAAGAAACTTCGGATATCAAGGGTGTGGTCAAGAGATTGAGAAGTCGGGTCAAACGGTGTACTGAGTGTATATTCGTAAATGTAACCGGTGTGTTGGGACACCCACATTTTTGTACCGTCGTCGTTGAAAATAATGTCACTCACCGCTGAATAACTCAAATTCAGTGCCGTGCCTTCGGTATCTCCACTTGCAGTTTGATAAGCAGTCCCGGCAGTGAATTGACGGATTATACTGGCGCTTCCGCTGGTACCATACCCTACGAAGTATTTTGTCCCATCACTGTTCCAAGAGCATGCACGAATACCTGTTTGCGACGACAACTTCTTACTCCCGGTCAAAGCAAATGAACTGGTCAAATCAAACCCAGTAGCCAGCGATGCACTTTGCACACCACCGCCGTGGAAGTCTGCAATCAGTAACTTTGTTCCATCGGCACTTATGTCAAAGCCGTCGCAACTGTTCAATGTACCTGCATCAATATCCAACTGCTGGTCGTTCTCACCGTCAGTATTGACAACTGCTAATTTGGACAAAAGCATGTCAGTGTCGTCAAATGAGTTGTTGTTACCCCGGTTGGATATGTACATGTTTGAGCCAACCACACGAATACCCGTCATCCAAGCAGAATCGTTACCTACTAAGGGAGAGGTTTGCCCACCGCCCGCAAGGAAGTTTCTACCTGTCACATTTGTAATGGTGGACATTGAATCCGATACACCTTGTAGTGAATAGGTAATCGGTATATCAATAGATGGTTTCAGCCACTTCATGCCCAGTGCAAACGGCCCCTTTGAAGCGGCGTAGAAGAAATCATTGTAATGGACTGTTTCATAATGCTCGGGAATGCTATTCAACCCTTTCTTGAGAACAGGGCTGTCCACATTACCGGCCTTGGTGTAGAATGAGCGGGACGAATCATCCGAGTAATAAGTAAACGGGCGACCAAGGTTCGGATGCCACATGCACAGGAATGCGTCGGGAAGGTGTAGGCTGTTCGTATCACGAGTACCGCTGTAGGTCTGCAAGAGATTGCGAGTAGCGATACTCTTGGTTGAATCTGTGTAGATTTCATCGGCGAACCGGTTGGCATAAGGCCCAGTCAATTTGACGATAGTGCCCGACCCACTGACACTTAGGTTCGTCCAAAAGTTCGGC